TTGCCTTCGCGCTTTCCCATATCGCGACTATATTCCTTCGCCGCAGGCACGGAATATAGTCGCTCTATAGCCGGGTCATCATACACGCCTTTCCCTTTTGTTATCATACAGCTATCGAATATATCATCAATCTGTATGATTACAAGTCAAGGCGCCGCCTATCCTTATGCGTCGCTTCGTTTTCTTCTATCCTCTTACTGTATGACTCGCACACCCATGACGTGCATTGTCCGTGTCGCCACAGGCTCGCTGTATTACAACTCATATTTGCAACAGCTTCGCTGTACCGTCCGTGCTCCATGCGCGCATCAAGTCACACTGTATACAGCCCGCCCGTACTCCCCCCACAATCTAAAATTGTGTACAGGTCCCCTGTAGTTATCCTTGGGGCGCAGTGTAGCCAGCGTATGTCGTTGTTGGTATTGGTCGTAGAAGAACTCGCGAGGAACTCGCCTGGACGGGACGCATCCCTAGGATTACGAGTCGCACAGCTAGGACGTGTGAGTAGGTAGGGGCCAAAATGAGGCCGCCTCTATTCCGTGCCTTCGGCGAGGATAGAGGCGGCTGGTGACCCGGTAGAAAAGAATGGGCAAAGGGCTACCGCGGGCATCTGCTGTATGACTCATACAGCAGAAATGATCGCGAAAGGATGCGCTCCGCGCATAAAAAAAAGGCCCCGTGGGAGGCCAGTTGAGACGAGTTGTTATGGGAAGGAAGCGTAACGATATGTAGTATATAGAGTATTGCGATGTATGTCAAGACAGATGTTGTCCGGCGCTAACAAAACGCGCTGTGTTGAAAGAAAGATACCATATAATAGGACTGTTGTCAAGAGACTAAAATCCAGTCTGTGGATAACTTTTTTCTGGAAAATACACACGATAGCACCGTTAAAAAGAGGTATTGACATGCCTCCGTTATAGTACTACAGTGCAGACGATTCGCTGTACGACTCGCACAACAGGAGGACAACATGACAGTCGGTGCAACGGCTACAGTCAAAGGTGGTTTCTGGCCAGCAAATGGCATTGGAAGTTTGACGCAGATCAGTGGAAAAGGAGCGTTGCGTAGATTGATTGCACAAGCTCTTGCTGTAGATCAGTTAAACGATCAGCGGGAGTTGTTGGAGACATTGAATGGTGTCGCTCCGGGCGCGGCCGCACTGAAGACCACTGCTCGTGTAGTAGCGGCAGAGGAACTCGGCGGCAAGCGACTCATTGAGCAGTCAACGGTTATTAACAGGGCCACGACGGCTGCTGATGTGACGGAGTTGAACGCTGATTTTCTGACGCTAACAACTCGCACTTCGTTCGGTGCTACGCCTCCGATCAACAAGGACTTGAATCCCCTTGGTACTCGGTGATGGATTGGCCGACCCATTGCATTCATGGCAATCCAATTAGCGAAGGCTATTGGTGCCCTAAATGCAAAGCAATAGGTTCAACAAAGGAGAAGACCATGCCGAAGTCTGTGCCAGAAGCTGTCGATCCTATCAAGAACAAACCGCCGTCAGGCTCTCGCGAGGAACGAATCGACGCTATCAATAAGCAGATTGACGAGCTTTGCAAGCAACGCGAAGCCGTCATGAACGAAGAAGCTGTGTGAGTCATACACTTTTCTGGACCGAGACGCGAGGTCAACCTCCTGATGGCTAAAGCTCGCAAAAGGTCCAAGAACGGCGCTGGGACGAGAAGGGTGGTGGCATCTCTACCTCGTCCCGGCGACCCGTTGGTTACAGAAGATGGTCAGGTGCTTGAACCGGAAGGCTACAAGCAGACTGCGGCTGAAAGATATAAGATCAAGCCGCGAGAGTATAGGGCAACGAGAAAGAGAACGTTGCGGGAATTGCCAGCGGATGCTGGCACGCTCAACGGCGTAGCTTGTGTTCTACTGTATACACTTTTGGGAGTCCCGGATAGAGAGATTGCGACGGCATTGAATATCAGTTTGACCAATGTTGGGACTATCAAGAGGCACGCGGCATATGGTCAGTGCTTCGAAATTATTTGTAATGAATTTGTCAACATGAATAGCGATCTGATTACATCTAGGCTGGCGGCGTATAGCCATACGGCATTGGATGGTGTTTATGATATTGCGACCGCAGGAAAGAAAGAGAACAATCGTCTGAAAGCGAATATCGATATTCTCAATCGTGGTGGCTTCACTGCGAAGGAGCAGAGCACCAAAGCTGCGATGGGCAAACATGAATTGCGCATCACGGTTCTGGAGGGGGAAACCCATGTTGATGTGAGTCATACAATAGGAGGACCAAATGGCCAGTAAACGCGATCGACAGCTAAAGGAAGAAGCCGCGCAGGACGAAGCCGAGCAGGAGGCCCTGGAGAATCTTGCCAATGTTACAGAGGCGGCCGGAGAGGAATCGAAGGGCGTCGCTGAGGAAACCGCAGAATTATATAAGTATAAGGTGGCGGTTGCCGCTCAGGAGATCGATGGTGTGATGCACCAAGTCGGTGATGAGCTATCGCTATCACACGAACGTGCTGAACAATTGAAGACTGCGGGCTATCATCTCGACGAGGCGTGACATGCCTAGGGGCGGTGGACAAGATGCTATCAGGGAGATCATGGGAAAGTTCAAGCGTGGTGAACTTTACAGTGGTGGCGGCCCTGATGAGCTTGGCGAGAAAGTGGATAAGCGGGACCAAGCAATTGCCATCGCCCTGAGTGAAGCTGGAATAGAGCGGAGAGCGGGTAGCAATCCGCTCTATTCTAAGAAGCGTATTCCACGAGAGCGAGAGTCAAAGAGACGCAAGCGTCCGATGTTCGGGATTTGAGGTTCCTGCTGGGACGTCCTGAGCATGACGTTAAACTGCTCATAAATAGGAGATGGCGATGGCAGTCGTTCTGGATAAGAGCTTCGTAAATCCTACAGATCGCAAATACAATTCAGCAAACAGGACTGCTGCAAATGCTGCGGCGGTTATGGCGCTGACACCGACATATCCAGGTGAGATTGTCCGCGCCTTGGATACAGGCTTTCAGTACATGGCCACAGGAAATTTGGCAACCAATTGGGCATTGGTTTCTGAATTGAATTCTGGTATGTGAGATGGCAGATATTGTTCCAAGGGGTAATCTTTCATTGTATCTCGATGATATAATGAACGAGTATTTTGATACGCAACAAATGCAGAGTGATCCTGGTAATTTCGAACAGAGATTTCAAGGAGCTTCTCCAGAAGAAATGCTTCGGCAGGAGTTCATTGATGATTTATTGCGGCGGGGTGATCCTATTGTATATGAAGAACTTCCGCTAGAGGAACGAAGTAGAAACATCAGGAGCGCACATCGCGTGTGAGTCATACAGCATGAAAGATTACAAACTAAGAAAGGGCACGACCCAATGGCGGTTCAATAAGAGCCGCCAGAAAATCCAGATATTTGCTGGAGGGTTCGGTAACGGTAAGACGACAGCGGTTGTTATCAAAGGATTGCAGATCGCGAAGGATTATCCGTACAGTTCTGGATTGGTCGCGAGAGAGACTTATCCAAAGCTGAACGATACGATTAGGAAGGAATTTTATAAGTGGACGCCTCCTGATTGGGTCAAGAAGTGGCCCACGCAGGAAGACAATTCGATGCATCTGATCAATGGAACGACAATTCATTTTAGATATATTGCGCAGAGAGGAAAGAATCAGGAAGACGGCAGTACGACGAGCAATTTGCTTAGTGCTGCATACGACTGGATCATTGTTGACCAGATCGAAGACCCCGGAATTGGATATAAGGATTTCTTAGATTTGCTAGGGCGTTTGAGGGGAGACGCGGCGTATCAGGGTGACGATGAAACCATGCCAGATACAGGGCCAAGGTTCTTCATGGTCACTCTGAACCCGTCTCGCACTTGGATTTACAAGAAGGTTGTGTGGCCGTACATCCAATGGAAAGAGCATGGTATCTTTTTGCCTGATCTAATTGTCGATCCCGATACGAAGGAGCCGATCCTCGATGTATTTCAGGGACCGACTAGAGAGAACTCAGAGAATTTGGCGCCTGATTTCATCAAGACAATGGAGGCAGCGTACAAGGGACAAATGCGAGAACGATTCCTTGAAGGAAATTGGGTTGCCTTTGAGGGATTGGTTCATCCACATTTCGATGCGCGCATACATGGAGTATCGCGCAAGCAAGCAGAGGACCATCTCAATGATTGCCTTGCACGTCATGTTAAGATCAGGGCCATTGAAAGCTATGATTTTGGTGTTGTTTCCCCTTCTTGTTACATGTTGGGGTTTGTTGATGATCACGGTCGCGTGGTTATTCTTGATGGTTTCTATAGTGCTGAGTTTGATTACAGTGTGCAGCCTGCTGCTATTCGTGAAATTAGGAATAGGTATATTGGCAAGCTGGAGATTAAGCGGCGCATCATCGCTGATCCGGCGATTTTCAGGAAACAAGTCGTTGCCCAATACAAAGGCGGAACGTCAATTGCTGAATTGATGACCAAATTAGGCATTTTTATGGAGCCTGGAGGCAATGATGTGCTTGCTGGTATTGCGAAAGTGAATTCTTATCTGAGCGAGCATCCAAAAGTGCCGCATCTTGTGACTGGAAAGACCCCAGGACCGCTTTTGTACGTTGTAAATGACCTTGGATGGTTCGAGGATGAGATTGGGAGCTATTATTGGAAGAAAAATCCACTCGGAATATCCATTGATGAACCTGTAGATCATAATGATCATGCAATGAACACAACAAAGTACATGTTGTCGCATCTTCCTGATGCAAGTAAGATCGTTTTGCCTGCTGATGAACGTCCAAAGCCATATTTGTTGTGGCATGAGATGGAAACGAAGGATTATCACAAAGCTCTGCGAGTGTGAGTCATGAGTTTATCCATACCAACGTATAGATCGATGTGGCCAATATACGCAAAGTATTGGGACACTATGCGTTTATCGCAAGTGAATGCTCCGAAGGTGATTGCTGCGTGTAAAAAGATTGTGAGTCGTAAAGATGTTTACAAACTCGCTGAACAAAGTACTCGTGTGCCTTGGCCTATGATTGGCTGTCTGCATATGCGGGAATCGTCTGCAAATTTCTCGACACAACTTGCTCAAGGCGATCCATTGAATAGGGTTAGTACTCATGTGCCGAGGGGACGTGGACCGTTTATGACTTGGGAGGCTGGTGCATATGATGCATTGGTTGTATTGAAGGGATATCATCGAATTATCGATTGGCGTCTTGAGAAGATGTTGTATTATTGTGAAAGCTATAATGGATGGGGCTATTGGCGCTATCACAACATGATGCCGAGTCCTTATGTATGGGGGGCTTCGAGTATCCAGAGGCCGGGCAAGTATATAGCTGATGGTCAATGGAGTTCTACTGCGTGGGATACGCAGATCGGCTGTGCGATCATGCTTCGTGTGATTGCGCAGATGGAAAAGTTAACACTAACGAGAGAGACGTAACATGACTCCTAATATCGAACAGACTAAGTCGATCGTCAGGTGGTTGGGTGGAACCTTCGGTGGTGCTCTCATAGGTTGGGGAACTGCGAAAGGTTGGGATATTAGTGGACTCATGTCGATGTTCAATACGGAGGCACTCGTAGGCGGTGTCGCCACAGGGATCATGATCATTTGGAGCATGGTTTCCAAGACCAAAGTCGGTCTTATTGCTGCTGCAACTACCGTGCCAGAAGTTAAGAAGATCGAAATCGCTCCTGTGTCGTCGGGGATGGTAGCCATGCAGACCGCCAGTGAGATTGTGAAGGGCACATCTGACATTGTTGTAGCGGCACCGAGGTAAGTCATGGTTAGCTGGATTTCGCTTCTGCTCGGGCTGTTGAAGCTTGTGAACTGGATGCTTGAGCAGAAGCAAGTCCGGGATGCGATGACTGCTGGACAAGACGCTGAAATAGCGCGGCAGCTTCAAGAAGTTATGAGAAAGACGGAGAAGGGTCGTGAGATTATGGAAAAGGTTGAGCGTCTTACTGATACTGAGCTTGATGACAAGCTGCGCGGCCTTGAACCCCCCTGAGATAAAGGTGAGTGACTCTTTTTGCTCAGTGTATCAGCAGGTTGTTAGGGCAAAGGGAGAGGGTGACGTGCAAGCGCCTAAAGAAGCAAAGCAGCGTATACTTGCGAACGAACTGACGTATCGCTGTCTTTGCAAGGGAGAGCAGAACTTCTGCTGACGAAGATGCGATCACTTTGGATCATAATCGCGCTTTGTGTGAGTCACACAGCCGATGCAGCGCCACGAAAGGCACCGAAAAGTCCTCCAATATCCTGTGAGTATGTACGTATGGGTGTAGGTGCGCCGTGTTTTATAATAAGAGCGTACTCGTACATATATGAGGCATACACCCCTGATCAGAAGCGTCAGGCGAGAAGGTGCCTCACCCCAACAGAGAGGGCAGTCATCCAAGCTTGCTTCCAAGGACTATAAGCTATGCTCGCAGGAATGGGACTGAGCGCAGACGTAATTACTGCCTACGCTACACTTTTGGCGGCCTTCGGCAGTATGGTCGTAGCTGTCGTAGGAGCGATTATATCGATGAGGGCGAGTAGCAGAGTTCATGCTTTGGCACCTACAGTGATCGCGACAGAAGCAAAACTGGAGAGTATCGAAAAGAAGCAGGACGTTCAACACGTTGCTACGAACAGTAGGTTGGATGAGTTGTTGAGAGTTACTGGTGAAAAAGAACGTGCTGCTGGTCGTCAGGAAGTGATTGACGAGCATAAGGCGGTATCGGACGCGAAGTCCAAAGATGCTTGAGACGTGGCTTTTGTACATTGTTGTGAGCGGAAAGGTTCTGCTTGGTGGCGAGTATCAGACCGAGGAACTTTGCACGCGTTTTGCGTTGATGCAGATGGAACATTGGAAGAAACGTTCTAAGAATGTAAGTTGGAGATGTGAGAAAGGGCGGCAGGATGGCAAACGATGACACCGACGTTTTTGAGGTTCCAGAGGTTGGCGACGAGCCGAAGATACAAAAGAAACCGCAACCGCTGTACCAGATTTTTGAGGGCAGTAGGATTGCGGTCAGTCGGTCTGTGGGCAAAATGTGGCAGAAGAAGTTCGAGGCTGCAACGAAAGCCTATGAGGAAGTGCGTAAGGTTCATGAGGACGTTTTCAGATACTACAATAACAATCAGGCGAAAGACTTAACATCGCCGCGCGGCATGTTCAAGCGTGGTGACGGTACTGAGAACGTCATTTTTAGTAATATGAATGTGATGTTGCCTGCGGTCTACGGTAAAGACCCAAACATTACGTGTTCGACTTCGGATGAGCAGGATCAGCCACTTTGCGATGCCATGCAGGCATTGCTTAATGCTATTTTCAGAAGGAAGTCGGCTCCCGGTATTAACGCCAAGCCGAAGATCAAGCGTGCTGCCGGATTAGGTTTGCTCACGAATAATGGCGTGTTGAAGTTGGACTACACGCAGAAGGATGATTCGCGCGAGGTAGCATTGCGTGAGATGACTCAGATTTCTACTGAACTTGAAAAGACTAAAGATTTGGCTGGTGTTGAGCGTTTGTATGGTCGTCTTGAGGCGCTCGAACAGAATATGGAAGTGCTGCAAGCTAGTGGTCCGCAACTGAATGTGGTCCTTCCGCATTGCCTGACGATCGATCCATACGCTGAGAGCTCCGATGGTATGGATGCGCAGTGGATGGGCGAGGAAGTTTACATCAGTACAGCGTCGCTGATGGCGCGTTACACAAAAGAGAATCCGGAGGACGAGGGCGATGATGAGACTCGGGTACTTGTCTACAAGCCGACGCACAAGGCGAAGTTCGCTGAGGGAGGTAGTCGCGATAATAATCTTGGCTTTGTTTTGGAGGCAGCGGAGCCGTCGGTTACGGAGGTT